AAAAACTTTTGAGGAATGGAAAGAGACGATAAAATAACAGTATTTGAAAAAATAAGATTGTGGTGGAAATTTGATGGTAGATACTGGCACAAAAATTTCATTGAAGGAGTTAAAAACCTTTGGAAATGGTTTCCTGTGATATGGAGAGACCGTGATTGGGACCACTCTTTCATATATGAACTTATCAAAGTTAAATTAAACAACCAAGCGGATTATATTGGTGGTCACAATAGACACACAAGAGCTAAACGAGATGCTGAATTAATGAGATTAACTTCTCGTTTAATCCAACGTTGTCAAGATGACCACTACGATATGGAATATATGGACTATCACGAATCTAACTTTAATTGGTTAGACATTACTGATGAAGATGATATCCCTGAAAAATATAAAGATTCCAAAAGATTAGAGGTTGATTTGATTTCTGAGAATTTTGACGACTACTTCAAAAAATACCCACGTCAATACAAACGTGTAATGTCAGGTGAAGTTAGTAGATTCAATAGACCTATTGAAGAAAAAGACAAACAACTAATTGCAATGGAGATTGCTCACGAGAATCAAGATAGATGTCGTAAATTAGTATTCAAAATAATGGAAAGGAGAATTGAGGGATGGTGGGATTAGTGATAAACACACCCAATGGTGAGGGTGAACTAACAAAAATATACTTGAGTGAATTGGGTTATTTGATGGTGAAAGTTGAAAACGATAATAAAACTTTCACCACATATAATCTTGGTAAACCAAAGGATGGATTGAGTATAGATGATTTAATAATATATTTAACTAAGAACAATGACTGAGAAATATAACAGAATTTACAGAATGATATCATCATTCAATGATGAGGAAAGTGATTCAGGAATAAAAAATTTAACTGATGTTGAATTAGAAAAAATTCATCAATTAGTTGATAGTGAAGTCATTATTGATTTAAAATATAACGGTAAGGTTTGTCATTGGAGAGAAGGTGATTTGAATTACAATGTTTTATATTTAACAGAATCACAAATTGAGTTCATAAAATTAATTGATAAAAAACTTCACGAAGGTTTGAGTGGGTATACTCTAATTGACGACATTACTGAAGATGTTTTATATGATAGATTTGATACTTCAGTGTTTGGATTTTTTGAATTTGAAATGAAATTTGATTTTTTTAAATATCGTCAAGAAAATCTAACAAAAGATGATGTCTTAGATAAGATATTAAAATACGGTAAAGAAACATTATCAGAAAATGATAAATTATTATTAGAAGATAAACAAATGATATCACCGATAGATGAAATTTGATTATATTTGTAAAAAACAAAAGATATGACTTACGATTTAACATTAATAAGCGACACACACAACAAACACAAACACGTTCACAATCCAAAGTCAGGATTAGGTGATTTAAAAGGTGGTGACATATTGTTACACGCAGGTGATATCTCATCTATGGGGTACGAACACGAAATAACTGAATTCGCATCTTGGTTTGATAAATTAGATTACGCTCACAAAATATTCATAGCTGGTAACCACGATTGGGGTTTCCAAAACAACGCTGAGAAAGTGAATGGTATATTGACAGGTTACAAAACTATCAATTACATACAAGACGAATTAATAACTATCCAAGATGGTGATAAACCTGAAGTGAAAATATGGGGAAGTCCTTGGCAACCTGAATTCTACGATTGGGCATTTAACTTACCAAAAAATGGACCTGGGTTAATGTCAAAATGGGAAATGATACCTGAAGATGTGGATATCTTAATCACTCACGGACCAGCTTGGGGTTTATTAGATGATGTTGAAGGTAGAAGAGGAGACCACTTAGGTTGTGAATTGTTGGCTGAAAGAATAAAATCTATCAAACCAAAAATACACGTATGTGGTCACATCCACACAGGTCACGGTCACTACTTCGACGGACACACTCACTACTTCAATGCTTCATTGTTGAATGAAAGATACTTATACTCTCAAACACCTTGGAAAGTAGAATGGAATCCTATCACTAATGAAATAGTGTTCAAATAAAAAACCCCCAATTAAGGGGGTTTTATTATTTCAGTAAATTATAGTATTCTTTAAATTTCTTTAGTCTATCAGCTAAACCATTAGTTCCACCATTTATTCTTTTGGTTAGTTGTTTTACAACATCGTCACTAATTCCTTTATCACAGATACTCCAAAGACCGTTAGAGTTAAAGAAATAAGCCGCAGATGCTAATGGGTATTTAGTTGATACCAAATCAGGATTACTCACACAATCTTCACCAATAAACTTAGTGAAGTTTACATAATTAGATTTACCGGTTAATTGGATATATCCTCTACCACGAAATTTAAAACCTTCCATAGTTAATTCAGAACCATTCCCCATTCTATCACCATAAACTCGTGAAGCAATTTTTTCAGGTTTTTTAGCGTATGATTCAGATAGATTACCAGGAAAATATTTACCAAACACTTTCTTTAATCCGTCAGATGAGTAATTTAAGTTTTCCTCAACTGCTCTAAAACTACCACTTTCGTGAGCACATTGTGATAAGAAGTGAGCCAATCTTAAAGGTGATGTAATGTTGAATTTTTTAGCAACCTCATCAATTTGATTAATAACTGTTCCGGGAACAACACCAACTAACTTATCAAGTTTGAATGTTGTATTTTTAGGATTAACAACATCTTCCTTAATCATAGTTCCTAATTTTAATTTATCCCAAGATAATTGTCCGACAATACCATCATCAACTAATCCATTACTTCTTTGCCATTCTTTAACTTTTTTTTCAGTCCCTGGACCAAAAATACCGTCGGGGTTTAAACCTAACTTCGTTTGTAGTAATTTAACGTCTTCCCCTGTTGAACCAATTTTTAACATAACTTTATCGTTTTTATTATTGATAAATACTTTTGAAATGATTAATATTTGATTATAAAACTATATTAAAATATGTCTAAATTTGTTATTGATAATCTCCATTCAGAGATTGAGTTTAAAGTGAAACATTTAATGATTTCAACCGTTACAGGTCGTTTCACAGAGTTTACCGCAGAAATTACTGCAGAAAAAGAAGATTTTACAGATGCTCAAATTAGTTTTGAAGCTGACGTAAATTCTATCACAACAAGTGTTGTAGATAGAGACAACCACCTTAAATCTCCTGATTTCTTCGACGCTGAGAGTTACCCTAAATTAGCTTTTAAATCAACAAATGTTGTATTGGAAAATAATACATACAACGTAACAGGATTATTGAATATCCACGGTGTTGAGAAAGAAGTTACATTGGTTGGTGAATACAATGGTAATGACACTGACTTATATGGTAACAAAAAACACGGGTTTGAATTAACAGGAACAATTAAACGTTCAGAATTTGGACTTACATTCAACGCAACAACCGATAAAGGTGGTTTATTAGTATCCGATGAAGTAAAATTAATTGCAAGTGTGCAATTTATTGAGGTTGTGATGGCGTAATTTGTTATTAGTATCTTTGTTAACCCTCATCTTAATTGATGGGGGTTTTTTGTTTTATAAAATATTTATAAAGTAAATAGTTAATTATGATATCACTAGAAAAAAACACACGATACTGTTTTTACACCTCAGTAGTTGTGATGACAATGTTTTTGATAATAAAACTTTTAGTGGTGTTTAATTTTCTACCCCTATGTAATTCAGTGATGTGGGCTGAATTTATCTGTTTTGTTTTATTTATCCCTCTTTTTTTCAAAATAATTTATGATTATGTGAAAAAAAATAAAGAATCGGTTAAATTAAACTTTTATGCTAGAAATTTAAATGAAACTTTAATATCTCAGACACACAACCATTTATTCTATGAGGGAAATGTTAATGAAGGTGCTAAATTATTAACTAAAGAAGTTACTAATAGTATATGTGCCGACAGATGTTCTATTTGGTTATATAACAAAAAAAATAACGGGATTGTTTGTGAACAATTATACGAGAAAAAAGACGATGAATGGTTTCAAGGTGTTGAAATATTTGAGAAGGATTTTAAACCGTATTTCGAAGGGTTAAAAACTAACCCAATCATTATTGCGAATGATGTTGACTTACATCCTGCAACAAGTTGTTTTAAAGAAACGTATTCAGGACCCCTTGGTATTAGAGCAATGTTAGACGTTCCAATTATTTATAAGGGAGAAGTTATTGGTGTTATTTGTATTGAAAGTTATACCGTTAGAGAATGGCATAAAGTGGAAGTAAATTTCGCTGAAATGTTATCATCATTGTATTCATTCGCATATTCTGTGGAAGAAGGTAATGAACTTAAAAATGAATTATCTGAGTTCGAACATTTTGTTGATTCATCAGTATTGGTTAGTAAAGCAGATAAAAGAGGTAAAATTACATATGTGAACAAAAAATTCGAAGAGGTATCAGGATGGTCATTGGAAGAATGTTTGGGTAAAGACCATAGAATTGTTAATTCTAACATTCACGATAAGAAATATTGGTCTAATATGTATAAAACTGTGAAGTCAGGTAAAATTTGGAATGACTTGGTTATCAATAAAAATAAAGATGGTGAATTATATTGGGTTGATACATATATTAAAGCCGAATTTGATGTTGATAATGGTAAACTAAAAGGTTATACCTCAATTAGACAAGACGTAACTGAAATCCATAAAAACATTGCGGAAATTAATAAAAAGAACACGTATCTAGAACACGCCGCGAAGATTCTAAGACACGATATGCACTCAGGGATTAATACATACATCCCAAGAGGTATTAGTTCATTAGAACGAAGATTAAAACCTGAAGATATTGAAACATTAAAATTGGAGGCCCCACTTAAAATGTTGAAGGAAGGTTTGAAACATACTCAAAAAGTTTACAAGGGAGTTTATGAATTTACCAATTTGGTTAAGACTGATGTTGTTTTAACTAAGGAAACTCATAATCTTAAAGATGTCTTAAACGCTTACCTATCCTCAACAGCTTATTCAAGTCAAGTGGCGATAGATTGGTTACCAACAATAGAAATTAACGAATCATTATTCTGTACCGCGATTGATAATCTAATCCGTAATGGTTTAAAGTATAACGATTCTGACGCTAAAATGGTTGCTATCTTTATGGAAAATGAAGAAAATATTGCAATACAAGATAATGGTAGAGGTATGACACAAGAAGAATTTGAACACTTGTCATTACCATATAATAGAAAAGACGGTCAAAAAGAATCAGGTACAGGTTTAGGTTTAAATATTTGTATCGCAATCCTACACGAACACGGTTTCACTATTAAATGTGAAAAAAATGAAGTGGGAACTAAATTAACAATTAAAATAAAATGAGTAAAAAATTTAAAATACTATCAATAGATGGTGGAGGACTTAGAGGTCTAATCCCCCTATTGATATTAAAAGAAGTTGAGAAAATAACCGGAAAGAAAATTTACGAGTTATTTGATTTAATAGTTGGAACGTCAACAGGTGGTATAATCGCTTGTGGATTAACCGCAAGTAAAGACGGTAAAACTCCGGTATTGTCAATTGACAAATTGATTGAATTATACACCACAAAAGGTAATGTGATTTTCCCATATAAAAATAATATCTTCAATAAAATCAATTCGGTATTCAATCCTAAATTTTGTCCTGAAGGATTAGACAATGAGTTGTCAAATTACTTTCAAACATTAAAATTGAGTAACACATTAAAACCAATTATTGTAACATCATATGATATTAGAAATAATGAAGTTGTAATGTTTAAAAGTCGTAAATCAAATGAAGTAGGTTATGATTGTTTACTGAAAGATGTTTGTAGAGCAACATCAGCGGCACCAACTTATTTACCTTCATATGAAATGAATTATGGTGGTAAGTTAAGAACTTGTATAGATGGTGGTGTGTTTGTAAATAACCCCTCATTGGTAGGTATATCGGATGTCGTAAGAAATACTTATGGGTTTGGTGAAATTAATGTTGAGGATATCTCATTATTTTCTTTAGGTACAGGTATTTATACAGAAAACTTAGGAGTTAAAGAAACTAAGAGCTGGGGGTTAAAAGATTGGGTTAAACCAATCACCGATGTTATGTCACAAGCAACCTCAAAAGTTGTTGATTATGAGTGTAACGAGTTCTTAGACAATTATCTACGTGTTCAGGTAACAATAGATGATGAAAGTAAAAGTGATATGTCAGATTCAAGAATTGAAACGACAAATTATTTGATTAGTAGAGTAAACACTCAAGTTTTAAAGAACGTTAATAAATTAAACGAAATAAAAGAATTTTTAAAAAAGTTAGGTAATGATAGAATCAATCTTATTAGTTGATGACGAGGATTTATTCCACTTAGTATTTGAGGACGCATGTTCATTATTAGATATTAGTTTATCACTAAAATCTGTGAACAGTTCTGATGAAGCCGCAAGGATGTTTAAACAATGGTTTGATTCAGGTGACCATAAAGAAAAACCTGAATGTGTATTTGTGGATTTAAATTTAATTGGTTCAGCATTTGATGGGATTGAATTAGTTAGAAAGATAAATTTTGAATACGGTAACCACGTTGTTATTGGAATTATTTCATCATCAAATGAACCATCAGAACAAGCGAAAGCGGTACAAGCCGGAGCACAGTTTTGGTTAGTTAAATCAGATGAAATTGAACCAAGATTAGAAGAGTTCAGAACAGATTACCCAAATTTTAAAAATAGAACACAAACATTTAAAGTTTACAAATGATAAAGTTTAGTGCAAATACTAAAAAACAATTATTAGACCTTTACAAGGCCAAGAATATTGGCCTTGAAGGTAATTTATTGAAAGTAGTTGATTCTGAAGAAGATTCTGAGTTTTCTCAATACATTAAATCCTGTATTGATAAAGATAAAGAATCAAGAAAAAAACGTTTAGATATAACTAAACAAATTCAAAACAAAAATACCGAACTTGAAAATTTAAATACCGAGAATACCCGAATATTAGAAGAATTACAAATAACCTTAGAAAATGTCGAAACATCTAAGAAACAAATTGAATCTCAAAATACCGAACTATTATCTTGGAAAGATGAAAATGAGAGAATTCAATTAGAACTCCAAGAAGAAATGAAACGAACTGAATCTGCAAGAGAAGAGGCGGAGCACGCTAAAGCAAACGCACTTTCTGATTTAGATTTGTTACAGAAAAAAACCCAAACAGAATTAATGGGTAATATTGTTAAAGTAGCCTTAGGTGTTATTATGTTTGTTGCAGTTATTACAACCGCAATGTATGTATTCTCAATTGTGATGGGTAAAGAAGTTAACACAATCGGACCAGCTTGGAGTAATATGTTCGGAATCCTATTAACTAACGCATTTAGTATCGTTGGGACAATAATGGGTGTAAAATACGCAACTAAAGATAAAGATTAATCTTTCTTAACCACCTTTTTTACCGTTTTATATTTAACCTCAACTTCATATGGGTTAACCATACTTCTTTTACTATCATATTTCCAAATAGTGATATAATCTTCAAACTCGTGGACTTTTTCCCACTTCTTATGTTCTATTTTTACTTCTTTCGCCATATCTGTCAATTATTTTGTCAAATATAAGTATTTTTTTATTAAAAAACCTGACAAATTATTTTTTTTAACTGACAATTTGTCATACTTGACCTATTGGCATAGTTTTGTTATATTATCAATCAATAATAAATAAATTAATAAAAAAAGTATGAGTAAAATTATTGGAATTGACTTAGGAACTACGAATTCGTGTGTTGCCGTAATGGAAGGGAATGAACCTGTTGTAATCCCTAACAGTGAGGGAAAAAGAACAACACCATCAGTAGTTGGATTTGTTAATGAAGAAAGAAAAGTTGGTGACCCTGCTAAAAGACAATCAGTTACTAACCCAACTAATACGGTTTATTCTGTTAAACGTTTTATGGGTTCATCATTTGATGAATGTGTGAATGAAACTACAAAAGTTCCATATTCTGTAATTAAAGGGAAAAACAATTCCCCAAGAGTAAAAATTGATAATAAAGAATTTTCACCACAAGAAATTTCAGCAACTATCTTACAAAAGATGAAAAAAACTGCGGAAGATTATTTGGGGTCAACTGTAACTGAAGCGGTTATTACTGTTCCTGCTTACTTTAATGACGCACAAAGACAAGCAACAAAAGAAGCTGGTGAAATCGCAGGTTTAACTGTTAGACGTATTATCAACGAACCAACCGCTGCGGCATTGGCTTACGGTTTAGATAAGAAATCAAAAGACGCTGTTGTTGTTGTATTTGATTGCGGTGGGGGTACGCATGATGTTTCAATCCTTGAATTAGGTGACGGAGTATTTGAAGTAATGTCAACAGATGGGGACACTCACTTAGGTGGTGATGACTTCGACCAAACAATTATTGATTACTTAGTAGGAATCTTCAAAGATGAAAATGGTATTGATGTTAGTAAAGACCCAATGGCGTTACAAAGATTAAAAGAGGCTGCTGAGAAAGCGAAAATTGAGTTATCATCAACCTCATCAACAGAAATTAACTTACCTTACTTAATGCCGGTTGATGGTGTTCCAAAACACTTAGTAACTTCTTTAAGTAAATCTAAATTCGAACAATTAGTTCAACCATTAGTTGACAGAACTATTAAACCGTGTGAAAGTGCGTTGAAAAGTGCGGGTATTAAAGTAACCGATATTGATGAAGTTATTTTAGTAGGTGGAACAACAAGAATTCCAGCAATTCAGGAGGCCGTTAAAAAATTCTTTGGTAAAGAACCTTCAAAAGGTGTTAACCCTGATGAGGTAGTTGCGTTAGGTGCGGCAATCCAAGGTGGTGTATTAGCTGGTGATGTAAAAGACGTGTTATTATTAGATGTTACCCCACTTTCATTAGGTATCGAAACTATGGGAGGTGTATTCACTAAATTAATTGAATCTAACACAACAATCCCAACTAAAAAATCACAAGTATTCTCTACGGCAGTTGATAACCAACCAAGTGTTGATATCCACGTATTACAAGGGGAAAGAGCGATGGCTAAGGACAACAAAACTATTGGTAAATTCCAATTGACTGATATTCCACCATCACAAAGAGGTGTTCCGCAAATCGAAGTAACTTTTGATATTGACGCTAACGGTATCATTAATGTATCTGCGTTGGATAAAGGAACAAACAAAGTTCAATCAATTAAAATTGAAGCGTCTTCAGGATTGTCTAAAGAAGAAATTGAAAGAATGAAATCTGAAGCTGAAGCAAATGCTGAAAACGATAACAAATTACGTGAGGAGGTTGAATTAATTAATAAAGCTGACAGTGTTGTGTTCCAATCTGAAAAATCAATTAAAGATTTGGAAGATAAAATCTCAGAAACTGATAAAACAGAATTAACTGAATTGGTTTCAAGTTTAAAAGAATCTGTTGAGAAACGAGAATTAGACGTTTTGGAGTCGAAAATTGAATCAGTCAATACTAAGTTCCAATCAGTATCTCAAAACTTGTATGATGAGTCAAATGTAACTGATGAGGTGAATGATAGTGATTTTTCTGATGTGGAATTTGACGAAGTGAAATAGTCAATAGTTTTAGAAAAAATTTATCCCCAAGGTTGTTTTACTTTGGGGATTTTTTATATCTTTGAGATATGAAAACGAAAGCACCATACGAAATAACATCTAAAGCGATTAAAGGATACGACGAGTCAAAAATCGCTAAATCTGAAACTAATGATTGTGTTGTAAGAGCATTTGCGTCATCGTTTGATATTCCATATGACAAGGCGTGGAAGATTATCTCTGAGAAATTTGGTAGACAACCAAGACAAGGAACTCGTGGTACATTCGCAACACTTAACAAATTGGCGGAAGTTCGTTATACTTGTAATTACAAGAAAATTAAACCGATTGGTGGAACATACGGAGCATTACATTACGATGTTAAAGTAAAGGGTGAGGTTGTTAAAAGAAAAATGACTGTTGGGACATTCATTAAGAAATACCCTGAAGGAACATTCTTCATCATAGTTAAAGGACACGCATTCACAATCAAGAATGGTGTGGTTATCGGTAACTACGAAGACGCAATAAAATTGAGAAAAGAGATATATTTCGCATACCAAATTAAATAAATTATGAAAGTATTATTTTTAGACCACGACGGAGTTATCTGTTTGTCGAGTAATTGGGGTGGACGTTTTAAGAAAGTGGGGTTTGATAGTAACCCTGAAACACCATTGGATATCCGAATGGATAACTTTGATGTTAAGGCGGTTAAACTATTAAACAGTATTGTTGATATTACCGGTTGTGAACTTGTTATATCATCAGATTGGAAATTACAAGGGACATTAGAACAAATGAAAAAAATGTTTGTTACCCGTGGAATTAAACCACCAATTGACTACACACCTAATTTAAAGACTTTTGATGAGGGTGCGGAACATTTATTAAAAGCGACTCTTGATTTCGAGGAAATACGAGTATTAGAAATTAAAAAGTATTTGGAAGACCATCCTGAAGTAACACATTGGGTTGCGGTTGATGATATGGACTTATCTAAATTAGAAAATTTCGTTCAAACTAAACGACCATATAATGAAGGAATCAAACAATCCGGAGTTAAAGATAAAATTATTGATTTTCTAAAATAAAAAAACCCTCTTTATTGAGGGTTTTCTGTTTCATCAGTGTTTTCAGTATTGGTTGATTTTTCTTTTTGAATTTTACTAATCATCCATCCCGCAACTGCGAATTCGGCGGTAGCCCAAAGTAAAAATTCACCCATACTTAATGTCGAATGTTTTTCCAATAAGAAGAAAATCATACCCCATTGTGCGATTACAAATGCGATACCTGACTCAATTCTTTTTTTAGAAAAGTAAGATGTTCTTGCTGAATACATATTCATTAATTCAGTGAATAACCATTTAATTTTTTTCATAACTGTTTTTATTGATAAATATCAGGCATTAAAAAAGGGGGATGGTAGCGAACCTCCCCCTAGTCAGTGTTACCGAAACGGTAACGGTCCTAACTGAAAATTATTTACCTTTTAACAGGTTAAGACATTGTTTTAAATATTCTTTAGACCTAGCCGATGGTGTTAATTCATCCTCTCTACTTTGAATATTAAGAATCCTTTCAATATCTTTAACTAATTCTGTCCCGTGTTCGTGTTCTTTGTAAAGTTCAATTACTTTATCCATTGCTTTATGACAATTACCTGTAGTTTCATCATAATAATTTTTATTTCTAAATTGATTTAAGTGATTCATCATTTCGTATGACAAATGAGCACCACCATCTTTGATATCTTTGAATAATCTGATGTTATTTAAAATACCTAAAGTATCAACGATTGAATTTACACCGTTTTGTCTTTTATAAACACCTGGTGAATAACTAGCGGCGTCTTTAACACTACCAACAATATCATCTAAATTAATGACGTTGTTTGTCAAACATCTTGGTTTTTGTTCTTCATCTTGTTCACCATTAGAAACTTGTTCCATTATTTTTGTTCGAATAATTTTTCTAAGTTCTTTTTCGTCTATTATAATTCTTTTCATATGTCAATATTTTATTTTTCTTTTAATAAATATTTGAATATTTATAATTAACCATCGGTTGTGCTAAAATGAGCATAAATTTTAATTTAAAATATATGGATGATGAGAGTAGGAAACAAGACTTGGAAACAAATATTTATGGGAAATGTGGCAGTGAAATGTCTTGTCTTGGGAATGTTCTTCAATCCTTTTGGGTTCGATGCGGTTCAATATTATCTTTATACTCTAACAGGAAGTTTAATGAAAGCAAATTTAATTTTGTATGGTATTTCGGGGTTTTTCTTTGGTTTATATTTCTTCTTTCGAAATCGTTCTAAGTAAAACTTTACAGTTTTAACTCAAAACGATTCTTCATTATTTCTAACTTATCTTCAGGAACGTTATGTTGATTAACACCACCGTGTCTATTTTCAACAACCATTGAAAACACTGTGAATCCGAATTCTTTTGCCAATTCATAATAAACATCCATTTCCCATTCTTGGGTGAATGTATTAGCAACTGCGATTCTTGTTGGTGTCATTCCACCATTTGCGTTCTTCATAGATATTCTAACTTGGTTTTGACACCAAGCGTGAGCGTCCTTTAATTTAAGGGGGTTGAATTTATATTCATTACCTTCCATAAAGAACATATCAGCTTCAAAATAAACAGCACCGATAGATTTTGCTAACGTTGATTTACCCGCTCCAGGTAAACCTCTCAAGAGATATAAAATTTTTCCATTCATAAGTCAAATGTAGTGATATTTATAATATAAAACAACAAATAATGGATGTTAAAAAAATAGTTCTTGATGTATTATCAGAATCAAAGAAAAAGAATAAAAAAGATGATAGATGTGTGAGATTAGCCAAACAAAAATATGATACTTGGCCGTCAGCGTATGCTTCAGGTGCGGTTGTTAAATGTCGTCAAGGAAAAATATGGAAAGAAGAAGTTGAATCACTTGATGAAGCAACTAAAACAGATTATAGTAAAGAAAATGAGTCGGGATTACACGGATGGTTTTCAAGACAAGGTGGGAAAGGTAAATCTCAAGGTTGGGTTGATTGTAACACTTGTAGAACAGACTCAAACGGTAAAAAAACTTGTAAATCTTGTGGTAGAAGTGATGGTGAAGATAGGTCAAAATATCCGGCTTGTAGACCAACCCCATCAGCTTGTGGAACTAAAGGTAAAGGTAAAAAGTGGGGTAAAAAAACTAAAATGGGTGTGAAGGAAAATGTTAAAGTTTCAAAGGATTTACAATACCATTTAGATAACGAAATTACATTATCAGAAAACGTATTTAGAATTTATTCAGAGAAATATTTCAAATTAATTAATGAAGTTAGGTCACTTTATAATAGAGATTTAATCAGATTAAATGAAGAAGATTCTTGGATTGTTGAATCTGATTTAGGTAAAAAAGTGTTACTTGAAAATGGTGAAGAGGTTTACTTAGACGCACCAATGTATGAAGAAGAAAATGAAGATGAAAGAGAACTTAGAGAGAAATTAAATTTAGATAAAGACCACGTAGTAAAAATCATTAAAAAAATGGGGTCTATGAGATATTTTAGTATAACATTTGATGGTATTACTAAATTATTCTTAATGGGTAATGTTTATAACATTTTATTTAAAACAATTATCAGACATTTTAAAGTTACCGGTGTTCCACATTTCAAAAGATTTTTAGATTTAGATTTTGATTATTTTGTCTTTATGGATAGAAATGAACCGAATTTCTATAAGAAAGATTTAGAAAAAATGGATGTCGATGCTCGCGACCCATTTGGTAGAGATAGTTTTCTTTTTGAGTATTCCCCAATTGATAAAAGAAATTTTGATTCAACAGTATTCAAACACGAAGAATTGGAGGATTCTATTAATGAAGCATTACACCGAGGTAAGAATGTAAAAATAGGTAGTCCATTCAGAACACCGGGTGGTCCTAAGAAATTTGCGGTGTATGTTAAGACAGGTAAAGGAACAGTTAAAAAGGTGACATTTGGTGACCCCAATTTAAGAGTTAAAAACGCAAATAAAGGTCGAGCAAAATCATTTAGAGCAAGACATAAGTGTGACCAAAAGAAAGATAGAACAACGGCAGGGTATTGGTCTTGTAATGTTGGTCGATACGCTAAAAAATTGGGATTAAAATCATCAAGTAGTTGGTAATATGGAAGAAAAAATTAAATTTTTATTTGACAAAATATTAGAGAAGACTGTTAAAAATTATAATCAATATAATGACAGTCGCGTTAAAATTGAATCAACTCCGACAATTGATTTAGTTAATAAAGTTAAAACACATAGAGGTTCAAAATACGAAGTTTATGTTAAAATTCCTGAATTAAAAGTTTTTGCCGATTTTACACATATATTTCATAAGGTATGGAAAACAATGGGTTTACATAAGACATTAGAAACTAATTTGTTTATTAATACAATAATTCCCAGAAACTTTGATACTTTAAAATATAAAGCAAACCAATACAAAAAAGAATTACAAGAAGAGGTTGATAAATATGTTAAAAGACAACGTGTTGTTGGTAATGAAATTAGTATTAATATTGATGATGTTGAAGTTATTAACAATAATTGGGTTGGTGGATATAGAATGAGTTTTAGTGTATATGCAACCTGTATAAACAATGGAAATCAAGAAGAAATCCTAAGAGTTGATAACCCTATAATCGAAAGAGAATTAAATTATATTTGCACTGAACTACTTGGACACGAATATATGGATGGTATTATTCAAGGTTACGGTTTAACTGTTGATTTTGTTAAAAACGAACCAAGTGAAATCAATGAGGGTAAAATGGATGATATTAAAGATTTCATTAAGAAAAACACTGATAAAATAAAAACCACATTTAAAGAAGAATTAAAAAATTCTAGTGATGATGCTAAAACAGCTTTCAAACATTTAATCACAAAGAAAAAAGATTTAACAAAAGAAGAACGTGAAGAAATTTCAAAAGAATTAAAACAAGTATTCAAGAGAACGGCTAAACGTTTAGGTATGGCTAGTTTGTTTATTTTACCGGGTGGAACTATATTAGTTATCTTACTTAATTTATTTACTAAGAAAAAAGAAGTTCCATACGATGAAACGATAAGTGAAGGTAAAAAAGTTAGGTTATTTACTGAAAGTATTGATAATCACGAATTGAAGTGGCATAGAGACCGTGAGGATAGATTAGTTGAAGTTATTGAAGGTGAAGGTTGGCAATTACAATTTGATGATGAATTACCGTTTAATTTAGAAAAAGGGATGAGTGTTATCATCCCCGAAGGTGTGTATCATAGAGTTATTAAAGGAAGTGGAAATCTAAAAGTATCAATTACTGTATTAGACTAATTCAACTTTCTCTTCAAAAATCTTATTGATTTTATTTTTCACTCTTTCACTTATTGGAATTGGAGAACCCCCATCGTCGATTCTAACAAACGTAATGTTAGTTTTCAATACAAGTTCTTGTTTACCTGTATAAACGTTGTGAGACCTCGCCTCCATATAGATTGTTATGGAAGTATTACCAATTTTAGACGGAAAACCATAGATTTTCAATAATTGATTTTCTTTAGCGGGTTTTTCAAAATTACACTTATCTATTGAGACTGTAACCATTCTTGGGGTATCACATAATTGCATCGCGTAACCCGCTGCCGCTGAGTCAATCCATTTAAGTAACGAACCACCAAATAAATTACCGTGAAATCCTAAATCGGACTTTTTGATTGGATGACTAGAAATTAATTCCATAAAAATAAAATAGAGTTTACATTTAATACCTTTTCGGTATTTATAAGTATATTAATATGGTAATATGAGCAACGAAACTTACATAAAAAAAATAAATAATTTACTGTCAAAAAAAACTTATCATTATGAGTCAGAAATATATTCATTTGACTATATTCTTGAGTTAACAGGTGAGATAAAACCATTGATTAGTATTGGTGAATGGAAAGACTTTTATTTATTGAATTTCAAGATTTTTAATCTTAATGATACCGCAAAAAGAATAATATCATTTCTTATAAAAGAACATCCTGAATATAAAACTGAAGATAAAGAAATTTATGATGTAAAAAAACCATTACGTCAATTAGGAATTGAAAGAAGTTTAGGTGGTATGGCCAGAAAAATGTTGAGAGCACTTAATATTAAAGAGACAATTACTAAAGAAGTTTTAGTATCTTTGTCAGAACTTGAGGGGGATTATGAAGAAATTAAGTTAAATATTGATGAATCAAGTACAAGTATTTCGTCAGGTGAATATACCGGACCATTAGAATTGGGGTTAATAAAATGGAAAAATAAAACACTATCACCATTTAGTGAGTTTGTTGATACTAAATTTAACCATAAGAAAAAACAAAAAACAGTTAAAAACAATGTGAAACGTGTTGTTGGGGTTTGGGAAAAAAATCCTGATGGTTCATATAAAACAAATCAACACGATGTACACACAATTAATGAAGGTATGATTGATAGATTAGCCATTAGAACAGTTGTTAAAGACATTGTAAGTATAATTAAACAAAATGAAGAAGGTGGATTTTATTTACCTGAAGATATTAATGGAGAACTTCAATATAAGTTAACAAATAAAAAGATATTATTTAGTGTTGAATTAACTTTACGATTTAATGACATTATTGGTGGGTTTGGTGTTAATGGTGCCTACTCACACGAGGAAGATGTTATAGAAATGGTTGTCGAATATAATCCAAAAACTATTAATCAACAATTATATGATTTAATTGGTGAGATTAACGAGGTATTGACTCACGAAATGGTTCACCTTAAACAAAATTATAGGGGCGAATTAAACTATGAGGATGTTGAAGGTAGTAATTTAGAATATTACTCAAGAAATCATGAAATACCGGCACAATATTATGGGTTTAAACGTTTATCAAAATTAAGGAAATTACCTTTAGAGGATGTTGTTAGAGAATGGTTCGACACTCATAAAAAAACCCATATGTTAAATCCTGATGAGGTGAAAATCGTAATAGAAAAAATACTTAATTATAAAGCATAAAAAAAGGTCATCAATTGATGACCTTTTTTATTAATTAACAAATCTTATTTGTTTTTCAATTTACTAATTTTATCTCTATACTTGATAGCGTCTTCGTAATTTTGAGAATTAATCGCCTTGTTTAACAAAGTTGTTAAATCATTGATTTGTGAGTTGTTTTTTTCATAATCTCTGATTTCGTCTCTCAATCTGATAGCTTCTTCATAGTTTTGAGTATTAATCGCTTTGTTTAATGAAATTTTTAACTCAGTAACAGGAGAATTTGTTGTTGGTGTTGTTGTTTTTCTTTTTGGTGAGTATGTCGGCCACTCGTTAGTTGGGAAAAATGAAGACCACTCATTTTTAGTTAACCAATCTTTAGTTGGGAAAAGTGAATCCCAATTAGTTGGGTAATTGTAGTTAGATGGCCACTCGTTAGTTGGGTAATTAGAACTAACATAAACTGATTGTGTGTAATTTCCATCTTTAGTAGTATAAGTGTTTTTATACCATTTTGAACCATCTTCATTGTAACCTGTTTCAGTTTTAGTTTCACCTACAGGTTCACTAATTTTTTTTAGTTCATTATAAAAATTATCAAACAACGTAGTGTCGTTGAAAAAATTGTCTAAGCCACCATAAAATGGTTGATTTCTTTTTGAAAACATAAATTTATTATTTTTGATTTATTTTATTAACAGAACTAATAATATACAACGTTTTCTTAAAAGTCAAATATTATTTTCTAAAACGTTTAACAATTAAACCTAATAGTTCTTTTAAAGAAATACCCCCAACATTAAGTGCAACAAACCCTGATAGTCTTTTAATAACCTCATAGATTTGATTTTCATTAAAATCCCCACTTGTAGATATTTGGTATATCAACGGTACTAAAGGTATTAAAAATGTGTAACCGATTATGTTTGAAGTTTTTTTTACACTAACACCTAAACTTTCAACAAAAGATAAGAAAGAATCTTTTAATAATTCGGCTTTCTGAAGTCCGGCTTTATAAGTCTCATATAAACCTTTCTCTTTGATTTTTGAAATTAATAATCTTAATGGTTTTTTATTATCAATAATATACTGAAAGGCGATACCTGCCAATATTAAACTTCTTTCCATAGGAGAGACGGTTGGATATTCCCCCGATAAAAACTGTTCAACAGGACCCATTAGACCCCCAATAGACATACTAAATGTTGCTAATATTGATAGGTCAAATTTAATTTGGTCCGAGGCCTCTTTAGTAATACGTTTCATTAAATTGTCATTTTCACCAATTGTTTTATCCATTTCTTCATTGGCCATTTCTCGTAAAATAACTCTCCTTTGTTGTTCAGTGATTATTATTGTTCTCATACTAATAAATACTTTATTATATATATTTATTATTAAAACAAAAAAAAATGAGTCATTCAAGATTATTAGATAGACATTTAAATAACAATATTTGTCCCGATTTAAAAAAAGGGGATAGAATCGTATTAATCAGAATGTCTGACCCAATTAGTCCTATACCACCAAAATCGAGAGGGACAGTATTAAAAGATGGGGTTAACTTTGTTGATGAAACAATTTATTCAATTAGATGGGATAAATCAGGGTCATTAAACATTATTTCAAACATTGACACTCTTAAAGATTTAGATAATATGATTAATAATTCAAATAATGAATCTCAAATTGAGAACCATATGAAAACTATTAAAAATATTGAAAGTGACCACGATGTTTGGATGTTTGAAGAGGATTTTGATAATTTAAAAAACAAAGTTAAATCAATAACTGAGGGAGCCAAAGATGTTGTTAACATACTAAAAAAGAGTAAAGATAAGTTTAAGAATTACGAGGTTTCTAAATTGATAAAGTATTTAACCGCAGTTAGAGATGCTAGTTTTACCAATATGTTACAAGCTTCGTATTTTTTAATTTGTGGTGAGGAAAGAGCCGAACACGAAACAAGATACACTAATAAGACCAATAAAAAAGCATATCAATATGTTTTGGATAATGCGGGCGAAGTTAGAGATATTATGATACGTGGGGCTATGAAGAGTCTTGAAGAGACTAATAAAGAAATCACACCTGAATCTGTTGAGAGACTTATGAGGAGGGATGCACAACAGTTCTTGTTATTATATATGACATTACCTATTAAACAACAAGATTACCCGGAATACGATGATATTGAGGATGATGAAGATTACTACGAAGATGGGTATGAAGATGATGAGGACGAAGATGATTATTAATCAATAAACGATATTTATAAGAAAACAAAAATTATGAACCAATATTTTTTTAAAGTAACAAACGAAGAACGTGAAAATATTTTAGATAAACATAAAACAATCTACGATGGTTATGTTACTGAATACGGACAAGGTAATACATACCCAATTACAGTTCAAGACCTGGCAAATGATAAACAAGGTATAACCGTTAACAGTAGAGGTGAAGTTAGTGGGTATAAAAACTTTGGAATTAATGAGTCAATCAATGAAATGAGACATGATGGTAAATCAACAGGTTTATTTCAAGAAGAAGAAAACAACTATATGAGTGTGGGAGCACCTTTGGATATGATTGCCGATAGACAAGATGATGTTAAACACGGAACTGTAGATTTTGAAGATGATATCGAATTTTTTGATTTAGGTGATGTGTTACCGTTTGAGGATGAAGATTATGAGGGTAGTTTTGATATTTATTTTCCTGAAGATGAAAATGACGATGAAGAAGTTGTATTACATTTAGATAGTGATTTTGATGAAGATTTAATTGAACCTTTACAGGAACAATTAGATAAAACTCGTGAAATGTTCTTACGTTTTAATAAATATAATTAATTGTTTTCTTAACTTTTAATTGATATTGTTATATATATGTTATAAAATAACTTATGGAAATTAAAGAACTCGTAGGATATTATGTAAATGACACAAGTCAAACATTAGATGTGACGTTTAGACTTATTACAGATAATGAAGATATCATAAGAACAGACCAAATTGATTTAGATGAAGCAGAATCGTTTGGTTTAGGTTTAGAAAACAATAATACAGACCCATTTGATTCTGATGACGATGATTATTTTGCGGAAATGATTAGAAGTTATGAAAGTGATTTAGAAGTCGATGAGGATGAGGTTATCAGTTTTTTAAATGAATATTATATGGTAAACCCTAAAAGACTACCAAAACCTGAATTATTTTAAATTAAAAACCCCCAATTAAGGGGGTTTATTTTTTTTACCATTTTCGTTTGTCAATTAGATGACCTTCATCATCCCATTGTTTACCCTTTCTTTTTTCACCGTTGATATAAAGGACTTCAAAGACTTTTCTACCATTGTCATTATAACAATACCAATAACCATTTTTAACTCCATGTGAATAAGAACCTTCACCAACGACTTTTCCTGATTCATTGTATTGAGTCCATATCGAATCCTTTTTACCGTTTTGGTCTAAATAACCAACTTGTTCAATTGTGTTATTATCATATTTTAACACAACCATTGTTATTTCTTCTTGTGCCAATAAAACATAACTGATTAGAAGAAACATTACTGAGATAATATATTTTTTCATAATGCTACTTTATTATTAAATATATTAATAAAACGTTAACAAATCAAATTTAACCTTATTTGAGTAAAATTTAATATACGTATTGATATGAAAACAGTATTATTTGCGTTGATGATTAAAATTTGGTTTTTAGATGTTCAAACCAAAGAAACTTTACCAGCCGTTAAAGTAACCACAGATAAAAAAGTTTACTACTCAAATTTTGATGGTTATGTTACCATTCCAAATGATGAGAAAGTGTTGAAGGTAACTTATAACACCTATAAGACGGTAGAGAATGTTAATGTTGGTAACGACACAACAATTATGTTGGTTCAACACTAATAAATTCACGGACCTATTCTTGTTAAATAAATGGTTGCGGATTGAGCGGGACCTGAACCACCGTAGACACCCCAATTATTAGTAGTTCTTAATACTAAACTTTCAACACCATCGTCAATAATTTTAAAGATACGTCTTCCACCATTATCCATAGTAATATCTATATAACCTAAATCGTAGTTAGTGTAGTGATTAATCACCGAATAAACGTATCTATCACCCCATATCACAGTTCCACTTGGTAATATATTAGGATTAAAAGAAATGACACTATAATCTAAATGCCATCTAGTAAATCCAATTGCAATACTATCCATTGGGAATGATTCATTTGGGTTTATAAAAATATCCCCACTATAATAAACCTGTTCGTTAGGGTTTGAATTTTCAATGTTAGAATAGGTTATCTTATCTATAATATACTCACCACTTAATGATAATGTCTTTGGTTGTGAGTATTGTTTATAACAAGATGTTAAAATAAGTAATAATGGAATTATTAATAGATGTCTCATAATTTTATTGTTTACACAAAAATATGAAAATTTTCGAATATTTATAAATAAAGTCTTCGGATATGAATAAAATTGATAAAATCATAGATATATTAAATTCCCATACATTTTTTAATGACGAATCTGATTATGATGAATTAGGGGAACAGGAGGAAGCTGCGGCCGCCCCCTCTAGTTCAAGTGGTGGTGGAGGTAAACCACCGTACCCAACAGTTACTAAATGGGAGTCAGGTGTGACAAGAGGACCTGCAAATCAAATAGGGTTAACTAAATGGGCCGACATTGTTAAAATAAATAGAGGTAAAGCCAACACTTTATTATAATTTTTTTGTTTTTACTAATATTTATTTATAAAAATTCAGATGGGTAAATTATTAATTACAGAATCGGAAAAGAAAAATATTTTATCATTATATAATAACCAAATTATAGATGAAAGTATCGTGTTTACCGATTGGTTATCACCTGACGAAAAATACGCAATCTTTCTTGACGAACTTTACGATATTGAAACTAAAACTAAATTAGGTAATATTTGGGAAAACTTTGATAATTTTAAATTATTCCTTAAACATTCATTTGACGTATCTAACTTACCAAAACAAATTAAAGAAGATTTTAACCTGTCTTTTGATAAAGTATTAATTACCGAGAACATTCAAAACATTATTGAATTAAAAAATGATTTTAAACAATTAATGACTGAAGGGTTATGGAGTAGTTTTAAAAATTGGGCGGTAGAAACAGGTAAATCAAGTTGGGAAGGGTTTAAAGAATTTGGGAAAAGTGTTTATAAAGGAACTGGTGATTTTTTTGATAAAATCTCTAAAGGTCAATGGAAAGAAGCGTTTTCAATTATAGGTAAGGGTGTTCTTTATTTAGCCAGAAAATTGAGAAGTGCAATGTATAACCCAATAGGTATGATTTTAGACGCTATATTAATAGCATCTCAAATTGGTATTGGTGTTCAAAAAGTGGTTTGGGGTATTATTGTAGCATTAGATGTTTATGAAATAATTACAGGTAATTACGAAGAACAATTACCAATATGGCAAAGACTTTTATTTTTAGGTGTCGATATCTTAGGACTAGTATTTGCAGGTGCCGCAGCAAAATCAGCTAAAGCACCACTTAAAACCGCCCTTCAAGGTTTAGAAACCACCGAACAAGTTGCGGTTGCCGTAACTAAAAATTCTTGGTTAAAGAATCTTTTATTAAAAATTAAAAGTGGTTTAGATAGTGTTCCAGGTTTGTTGAAACAAGCCTCAGAATATTTATCAAAAAAGTTTAAACCGGCAGCCAAATTTATTGACGGAATCCTTAATGGTCTTGGTAATGTTATTAAACAAATGACTGATTTTTTAGCGAAAGTGTTTGGTTCAACTTCTAAACTCGCTAAAGGAACTAGAGCTGGTGTTGGTACTGCCGCATTAGTTGGTGGAATTGGTACTTATGATGAATATAATAAAGAAAAAGTTACTAACACAAAAATTCAACTCGCTGATAAAATTGTTAGTAATCCTAATCTAGCTAATAGTATAAATAACAATTTATTACAACAATTAAATAACGTATAATATGAAAAATAATGAATTTATAACCAACTTTAAACTTTTAAGTGGTTATCAACCAAATAAAACTTTAACTGAAAATATTGAATCAATATTAGTTGTTGAAGGTATGGCGGAAACTGCAATGTCAGTTGCCCAAACTTTTAAAGACATTTTATCAAGTGAGAAAGGTTTATTTTCACAATTTAAAAATGATATACCTGCATTTAGTAGATTTAAGAATGCTGATGAATTACTAAAAGCTCTTGAGACAGTAGGTAAAGATGGTTCAGTATTAAAAAATACTGATATGATTAATATCGCAGCAAAGTTAAAAACAATTTCACCTGAAATTGCTTCGAAATTAAAAGGTATGATTGGTAAGTCAGATGCTATTTTAGATATTGCTAAAAAAGTATATCCAAATGGTGCGGTTATGGGTGCCGAAGCTAAATCATTAGAAATCGCCCAAAGATATTATAAAAAATTTGGAATTGAAGCTAAAGAAGTTGAACAAATGTTAAAGGATTCACTTCAAAAAAGTCGTGATATTAAAATAAACCCAAAAATAAATATTAAAGCAACTGAAGAAATTGTTGCAGCATCAGGAAAGTCGGAAAAAGAAATTAAACAATTAATTAAACAAGATTCTTTCTTCGCTAAAAAGAAAAAATACTTCACTGATTTATACAGTAGATTAAAAAGTGGTGGTATCTCAAAAGAAACACTTCAACGATGGAAACAAAAAGGGTTTTTAAATAGTGCGGGAAAAATTTCTTGGAAAAAAGTTGCACTTTGGGCGGTAGCTATTGGTGTTGGATATAACGTTTTAAAAGATTTGTTAAATAAAAATGGAGTACCAATTGATAATACTGACACAGGTGGTGGAACAGGAGGTTCTGGAGGTGGAACAGGAGGTTCTGGAGGTGGAACAGGAGGTTCTGCTTTTAAAGAATGTACTGATTTCCCATATAAAAAAGGATGTAGTAGTTCTGTAGTCTCTGAAGTTCAAAAATGTTTAGGTTTAAGTGCTGATGGTAAATTCGGTTCAAAAACAGAACAAGCATTAACTGCTGGTGGATACGGTACTGAAATAACTAAAGAAGTTTACGATAAAATAAAAGAAAAATGTGGTACAGGTGGTACAACCACGACAACAACAGTACCAGCTCCTGAATTCCAACAATTGGACGTTAGAGCGAATGAAATAACTTGGTAATAAAAAAAAATATGAGAAAAATAATTTTAAAAGAAACCACAGACGTAGGTGGTACTCCAGTAACAGCTTCAGGTGATTTGAAATCATTTTTAAGTTTATGTCCTGAAGATGCACAAGGATTATCCTTTGTATCTATGAATGGACAAGAAGTCTTAAAAAAAGAATTTCCTGGTCAAGGTTATATGATAATCAAACCTGATTTTACTTTTGTTAAATATAACTTACCTGATAACACCGAGAAAAAAGAAAACGGTAGAGGTAGATTAGCAAAATGTCAAGCATTTACTGAGAAAGTAACCGCACCTATGGGTCCCGATATGGCAGCTGCGGTTAATGGTTTAATTGCTAAAGACAAAACTTTAATGAGAATTGAAGATAAGGGTGTTAGAGAAGGTATTGTAACCGGTACATTTGTACCTGTTGATTTGAATACTTTGAATGCCGAAAGTAAAAAAATATTTACTGTACCAAACAAATACTTTTTATATAGACAAAAAGGTATTGGAGGTGTTGTAGCAAATGTTAGTCCTCAAATCGCAAATTGGTTATCGGATAATAATTTTACATTAGACGAACCAACAGGTGAAAAAAAGGATGATATTGAAAGATGGAAAACTCAACAACCTTTAGTTGTTGCATTACAAAATGTACCGGGTAGTGCCGCATTTATTCCAAAAATTGAAGGTGAGTTAGGTAAAAAGAGAAGTGAGATTAATGTATATAACATCAAACTTCAAAATTTAGGAGGTATAAAACCTTTGGATAAGTTTAATAAACTTGCGGGTGAATTAGATTCTCAAAAAATTGAAAGACAAACGTGTAGAAGTGTTGTTAAGTCTTTGTCCGAAATGTCACAGTTATTTAGAAAAAATCCTGTTTTAGTACAAAACATTAATTCAACATTATTAAATAAAATGACAGATTATGCAATGAATTGTGATTTGAAAAAGTTTTTAACAGGGGCTTTAGGTGTTGGAGATGAGATTGCTAGATTGAAACGTGATTCTTCACCGTTTGGTTTATTAAATAAAGTTAATACGGCTCAAAATCAAGGAAATATGAACGAATCAGTTGATGATTATTTAAAATCCGTGTTACGAAAAAAATTATTTGTCTTATCTGAGAGTAAAAAAAAAAGCGTAATAACAACTAAAGAATTTAAAAATTATATAAGAACAATTGATGAGGCGTTTGAATCATTAAATTCAGGTAAAAAAAGAATTAATGAAGATGGTCTTAAAGATATGTTATCAGGAGCGTTAGGTTATGGGGGTGAAGGTATTATAAGTTATTTTAAAGAAAAATTAGTTAAAAGTATTATTGACAAATTTGTCCCTGGTGGTTCAAAAACTTGGTTAGGTGGTGTTGTATCAACAACAATAGGTAACATTAAAATAGGGGATTTTTTAAATGGTAACGTTTTAAAATGTGAATTTTTAGTTCCTGAATTAGCAAAAGGTATTGGTGAAAATGCTATCAACCAATTTGCAGATAAAAAAGGATTAACAGGTGGGTTTTACGACGTATTGAGAAATTCAGTGATTGAAGTTGTTGATGACGTTCCATTTGTTGATAGTATTCAAAATGGGTTATCAACTGTTTTATGTCCGACATTAGGTAAACTTAAAGGTGCTTTAGGAGGACTTTTTGGTAGTTTAGGTTCTGAACTTAAACAAGAAATAATACCAAGTAAATAAAAATCTTTTAGATTTGTCTAAAAGGCTTAACACTTCAAAAGAAAGGAGAGCAAATCTAACAAAAGGGTGTCGTGAGACACCTTTTTGTTTTAATAGAAAGTTTTTTGAAATTCAACCCAAATTTCTTCAATATTAGGATTAATTACATTAGAAAATATTGATGGTTCAAATGGTTTAATTAATAATTTCATACCCGCTTCATCAGGTGTTTTATTATCCTTAACTCGATTACAACTTTTACAACAAGTAACTAAATTACTCCAAGTATTTCCCCCACCTCTTGATTTAGGTAATACGTGGTCAATGGTTAAGTTTTTAGAACTACCACAATACGCACATTTATGATTATCACGTCTAAAGACCCTGTGTCTATTTATTTTTAAAGTCCGTACTCTAAATCTAACATAAGATAATAATCTAATTATCAAAGGTCTAACAAGAGTAGTTGACCCGGCAATAATAGGTGATTCACCTGATTTCAATATTTCGGCTTTACCTTTAGTAACTAAATTAAAACCTCGTATTGTTGTAGTTACATTAATCGGTGTGTAATCAGCATTTAATACTAATACTTTGTCCATTCTAAATAATTTTACAACTAATATAGACAAAAAAAAATAAAACTCAAATTTTGTTTTTATGTGGATTTATATTTATGTTTGTCCTATAACTTTTTAAAACAAAAAAATATGTACGTAATAATTAAGAATGTAAAGAACAAAAAAGGAATCTCAATTCCTGTTATTATTTTGAATTCAGACCACGAAGTTTGGGAATTTGATACTTACGAAGCAGCCGAAAAAATGAAAGATATTTTCGAAACTAACTCAGATTCAGGTCATACATATTTAGTTAAAAAAATCTAAGATGGGAAGTTTTCACGAAATGTTAGAAGAAGAACACAGAAAATTCTGTAATTCATTAGATGGTCAATCATATATGAATATGATGAGTGAAATTAATGATTCGGAAGAATATGTTTCAGTTCCTAAAAAATTTATTGAGGACCTAAAAGATTTTGATTATTGGAAAGAATGGAAAAATAGTGATAACAATTTGGTGTGATTGAATTATAATTAGTATCTTCGTTAAAATTAAAAAAAAGAGATATGAAAAAATTATTAATGTTTGGTTTGATTGGTTTATCGTTATTTAGTTGTGAAAATAATTCATCTAATTTAGATGTGTTTGATATGAAATGTATGAGTGATGGGGACACAATTGTAATACAAGGTTTGGGTGATTTCAATCAATTAGAGGTGTTAAGAATTAAAGACATTCTTGAAAGAAGATGTCACATCCCAACTAAAATTGGTGAACCACTCGAATTAACACCTGACAAATGTTATGAAGGTAAACTTAATATTGAAAAGTCTTTAATGGATTTTGACGATAACACAAATAAAATTTTGGTAACCAACACCAAGTGTTATTCAACGGTAGAAAAAAGACCTGTTGGTGGTGTTGGTGAATTGGGTGGTAATCTTATTATAATTGGTAAAAACCCAGCTAACACAACTGAACGAGTATTAATACACGAAATGGGTCACTGTTATGGTCTTGACCACTGTGAAAACCCAACGTGTGTTATGTCACAAACTCGTGAAAATGATAACTTAAAATTAAATTTTTGTGACGATTGTCAAAAAAAGTTTTAAAAAAACTTGACTACTAAAGAACTTTTACTAAATTTGTTGATATATATTAAAAGAATTAAAAAATGAGAACAACTGAACAACATATTAAACAAGTAAGTCAATCGAAACAGATTCGCGTGTGTAGCGTATCGTATCCGATGTGGTTTATCACGTCATATGGTTCAGAAAACATATTAAGTTAGTTATAAACGTATAACAATTTGATAAGACCCCTGAACCAAAAGTTCGGGGGTTTTTTTTTGAAATAAAATTTGGAAGTTACGAAATGAAATTCGTACCTTTGACAACAGAAAAGTTCATTGACATATTGGTTTAGATAAATAAGGAGAGTATCTGGCAGGATGAAGAGCTACTCTTGAAAAGTAGTAAGACGTGTAATGGGTCTTGTGGGTTCGAGTCCCACACTCTCCTCAAAAAAATAGAGTTATGGTAAAAAGAGAAGTATTGACGGGAACATTTGAGTCAAGTAAAAGATTTTTAAGACAAGAGCCTAAAGAGGTTAAACTAAAATTCAGATTAATTAGAAAATTAATCAAAAGGTTACATAAGTAACCATTATTGTCCTGTAGGCGACGTTGGCAGAGCCACCACACTTTGAATGTGGATATCGCAGGTTCGATTCCTGCCGGGACAACAATAAAACAATTAGTTATTTCACGTTAAAAGATGGTCTTATAGGCTCACGAAGGCCGTGTCAACATCAATAACTAATAAATTGGGTCAGTTGCCAAGTTGGTCAAGGCACTTGTCTGAAGAACAAGCAATGGGGGTTCGATTCCCTCCTGTCCCACGAGGTCCTGAATTAACAGGATACCCCCACCTCCGATATGGCAGTCAGTCCGTTAAGCTGATGAAGTGGGGTTTTTATATGGTGGCTATAGTGTTAGTGGTCGAGCACGTAAGTTTGTGGTTCTTATAGGTTGGGTTCGAATCCCAATAGTCACCCAATTAATTTTTAAAACTTAGAAATCACAGAGACAGAAAAAACATTTATCAGTTCCGACTTAGAAAATGGTCGATGGTTATCTCCAATCGTAAGTGAAAGGAAATGGCAAGAAGAAAAATTAGTTGAGATATTCGGTCATTATCCGAACGCAAGTCCTAAATGGCAATATCTCAATGGTTTGATACACATTGCATTAGATTACATTAAACAAAATGAAGAAAAAATTTGACAAGTTGTAGGTTAAAAACCACAACTATGAGTACAAACATCAACAGAGCAAAACTGAACAAAGCACAAAATGGTAGAGAATACCGAAATAGATTGATAAATGACTTTTATCCAATTTATTGGGATGACGGAATTACTTTCTACGGAAACAAAATGAGTTATCAAGTTAGAATGTATAAGACTTGGAAACACTACAGAAAAACTCAATATAAGGTAATAACCTAATAATGGGTGAATATTAGGTTAAAACCTAATAATTGATGAATATAAGGCTGGAACCTTATAATGGTCGATTATAAGTCTCCAACCTTATTATTTGGTTCCTTGGTGTAATGGATAGCACCTATCGCTACGGACGATAATGTCAAGGTTCGAGTCCTTGGGGGACTACGTATCCGATGTGTGATACCGAGCTAGGTCGGTGTAATTTGGAAGATTACCCAAGTTGGTGAAGGGGTCACATTGCTAACGTGATAGGTCTGAAATATGACGCGTGGGTTCGAGCCCCACATCTTCCGCAGAAACACCGAGGCTTAGAGGAAAAGAACTATCTCTCATAAGGATGGTCAAGTGGGTTCGAAACCCATACTCGGTACAAAAAAATATTACAAAGGTATTGTGAGAATGGAAATGATTACTTATCTTTGTTAGACAAAAGAAAAGGTCTTTGACATATTGGTTTAGAAAGAAATAACGGGGTGTAGTCTTGGGGTGAGACGCTTGGTTTGGGACCAAGAGGCGGCAGGTTCGACACCTGCCACCCCGACCAAAAATTAACGGAATGTAGCTCAGCTGGTAAGAGCATTCGCCTGATACGTGAAAGGTCGTAGGTTCGAACCCTACCATTCCGACTACTTAATACCGAATCGGGTTTGTCAGTAAAGTGGGACCCTGCGACTATGACACTTAGGTGTAATTAGAGAAAATGACATTAAATAACCCACCACGGAAGGTGTTATCGGTGACCTTCTATTTTTGACTTCGTAGCTCAGTTGGTTTAGAGCAGTACACTTTTAATGTACGGGTCGTGAGTTCGATTCTCACCGGGGTCACAATAATTAGCCCTTTAGCTTAAAGGTGAAGTACTTGTTTTACATACAAGATAGTGTAGGTTCGAGTCCTACAGGGGCTACAAAATGTTAAGTTGGGTTTCCTAGTGGTAACGGTATGAACTATAGTAAGTAAGCCACAAGATTCTAGTAATAAGCGACAGATGGATTACTCGCGACTTAATATTTAATTGGACAGATGCCTGAGTGGTTTAAAGGGGTGGACTGCAAATCCACTATCCGGGGGTTCGAATCCCTCTCTGTCCTCAATGAAATATATTGTTTCATTATTTGCATCATTGGTGTAATGGCTAGCATAAATGGTTCCAACCCATTTGGTCAGGGTTCGAGTCCTTGGTGGTGCGCAAATATCGTAGGAGAGTTGATTAAGTTCAAACCCGCCGTTAAATTGTGAAGGACAATCTACGATATATTCTGGAGGGTGGCCGAGTGGTTAAAGGCGACAGACTGTAAATCTGTTCTCGTAAGAGTACGGGGGTTCGAATCCCTCCCCTCCAACAATAAAAAAAAATTTAAACCAATTGTTGACACTTTTCAAAACTTTGATATATTTAATTAGTAAAGAATAACAAAATTATGCAAAACTTGAATAACATACTAATAGCGAGAACGGAGGGAGACAATCCTTGTGTATCGGAGAAGGTGTGTTAATTCATTAAACATAAAATTTAAATGAAACCCTTCTCCAAAAGAGAGGGGTTTTTTTTGTTACCTACGTTTGGTAAATCAAAATAAAAGCATTAGATTTGTCAGACAAAAGAAAAAAGTTCTTTGACATATTGGTTTAGAAGTTAATATCCTCGTGACGGAAAGGTATACGTCCTTGTCTTAGAAACAAGGTTTTGTGGGTTCGAATCCCACCGAGGATACATAATGGTTCAGTAGCTCAACAGGTGAGAGCAGGACGCTTATATCGTCAAGGTTGGGGGTTCAAATCCCTCCTGAACTACTGAAAAAATAAAAAATAAAAAATAAAAATTATGTCAATATATAGTGTTGGTAGAAAAACTTACGGTTCTGAAAATATTAAAATTTACGAATGGGGTGAAGGTAAAACAATTAAAATAGGGTCTTTTTGTTCAATAGCAACAAATATTCAAATTTTTATTGGGGGTAATCATAGACCTGATTGGATTACAACATTCCCATTTCCACATTCGTTTAGTGTGGGTCATCCGTCATCTAATGGTGATGTTATAATTGGTAATGATGTTTGGATTGGTGCTAATGCAACAATAATGTCAGGTGTTATTATTGGTGATGGTGCCGTTATTGCAAATAATTCTCACGTAGTAAAAAATGTTGAACCTTACACTATTGTTGGAGGTAATCCAGCTAAACCTATCCGTAAAAGATTTGATGATGAAACAATTCAAAAACTTTTAAAATTAAAATGGTGGGATTTTAATGATGATGAGATAAATAGAATAACCCCAATTTTATGTTCTAGTAATATAAACGAATTGTTTGAATTATATAAGGATAAATTACTTTAAAAAAAGTCTTGTATAATCAAAAGTAAATACTTAGATTTGTAAGACAAAAGAAAACAAAAGGTCTTTGACATATCGGAATAGAAAAAATAAAATGTCGCGTTAGACGAGTGGTTTAAGTCGTCACCCTTTCAAGGTGAAAATCACGGGTTCGAATCCCGTACGCGATACATATCGCGGGATGGGGGAGTGGTCACCCCGCTGGGCTCATAACCCTGAGACACAGGTTCGAATCCTGTTCCCGCTACTAAATAAAACAAGTGAGGACGGTGAGTAAACCCTCACTGTCTATAAATCCCAAGACGGTACTTGATTCGCGGTAGTAAAGTTATTGAGGGTAGAATTACTATAAGTCTGGGATTAGCTACCCAAATGACGAAAATGTAATCACCGAGTAAAATTGGTTATGATGTGTAATGGTCACGAAAAACTTGTTTTTTTAAAATGGTCTATTAGTGTAGTGGCTAACATACATCCCTGTCACGGATGTGCCGCGAGTTCGATTCTCGCATAGACCGCGGGAGTGTACACAGTAGAGTTCTGTTTGAGAGAGGATTGTAACACGCACTTTAAAATGAGGTTACAAGGTATCAAACCGTTTATTCAGTTTTGACCGATAAAAACTGACGATTTTTTGAGAAATTTTAAGTCGATATAAAATTTCTTCGTGATATTAGTAGGTTTGGCCGCCTCATCACGTTAATGTGATGAAACATACCCAATGGAGTAATCACAACTTGCGGTAGTCGTATAATGGTTTATTATATAACCTTGCCAAGGTTAGGACGGAGGTTCGATTCCTCTCTACCGCTCAAAATAAAGGAGTTATAACCCTTTATATGGATGGTTCGAAACATCCGATTGAGTATGGTGTACGGTGCACGGATGATGGTAATACGGATTCAAGATTAAGGTTCAATTCCTTATTATTCAGCAAAGAGAAATAACACTCTTAATTGGTCTCTTAGTATAATGGCTTATTATTCTGGCTTTGTAACCCAGAGATAACGGTTCGAATCCGTTAGGGACCTCACAATGGACTATTAGCTCAGCGGTAGAGCAATCGGCTGTTAACCGATAGGTCGTAGGTTCGAATCCTTCATGGTCCGCAAAAAAGAGGAAAAACTTGTGTAGGTGCCTCAAGGGACTGCTGCCCTACTACACTCAAGGACCTGTGGTGAAATTGGTATACACGCTTTCTTTAAGCGGAAGTTCTTAGGATTGTGGGTTCGACTCCCACCAGGTTCACAATAGTGTCTCAGAACGCTCTGATAAGGTAACTTATTAACGATGAGGTCTCGGTAGACAGAACGCGTCTGATTCTACCCAAATTAGCGGGTGTCGTATAGTGGATTATTATATTAGACTTCCAATTTAAAGACGAGGGTTCGATTCCCTCCACCCGCTCAAAATAGACAACAAACTCTTCACCGAGGAAAACCTTTAAAACAGATTCACAACTATAAAGGTCGTTGAGTTGGGTAATAATAAATGTGAGTATTACCTGTTGTCTTTTTATTATGGGGGTATCGTATAATGGCTTATTACGGTAGATTTGCAATTTACAAATCTGGTTTCGATTACCAGTACCTCCACCATATTTTGGTCCTATGATGTAACTGAATAGCATAAGCCCCTTCTAAGGGTTTCGTTGGGGTTTGAATCCCTGTAGGACTACTCGTTGTGATGACGGATACGATGACAATTTGAACAAAGTAAATCACATTTATCAAGTTCTTTAATTATTTTATCCCAAGAACGTTTTCGTAAGTGAGTCCATTCAACATCTTTTTGTGATGGGTCACGATGATGAAAATCAAAAATAACATATGGTGATTTAGGGTATGAATTAGAACAATCTAAACATTTACCACCTTTATACTCAATAGCTTTTATTTTTGTTTTAATCCAACGTTCAGAACAATATTTATTGAAGCAGACTTTACATTTTGATTGTTTTGAAGGTCTATCGTTTTGTTGATAGAATTCAGTTACTGATTTTTCTTCATTACACGAAGTACAAATTTTAGTTTCCATAACAATAAATATGTGGATAGTATCAAAAAGACTAATTCCATAATCAGGGTTTGAATCCCTGTGGGGCAACAATGAGTTCGAGAAACTCAATGGGTTTTTAAGAGTCCCTCAAAACTTAACGGAACTGATACCATCCACGTTACGGGGTATTCATTGGGAATCGGAAGGAAGACTCTCCTATCCCCCAAGTAAGAGTTGATTTTTAAGCGGTAAGACGCGTTGGGTTTTGCATAAGAAAACTGTGAATATCTACTCTCCGTAATCTCAGGAGGGGTTTATTTATTGACCGAGTGGTTTAAGGTTGAGCATACATAAAGTCTGGGAATGTGGTATGTATGATACCTATACACGGGGACTCACAGGTTCGAATCCTGTATTGATAACGTAATTCTAAACCAATATGTTTTTTTTTTCATTTAAGAATATTTATTAATAAACAATTTTAAGATGAAAAAAACAATTCGTTTAAAAGAAACAGATTTAATAAATGTTGTTAATTCAATAATCAAAGAAAATAACTATCTTTTTGAAGATTCTGTTGAACAAATATTTGACAATATTGATAGAAAATACGATTACAAAATATCAAATAACACTTGGTACGCTAAACTAAAAAATGGAACTGAATGGGTGGATTTATCAGGATATCCTAAAGCCATAACTATATTAAATAATAAAACAGGTATTAATGTTGTACCTGATGTTGAACCTACTCCAAAACCTATTCCTGACCCAAGACCTATTCCTGACCCAAAACCAAAACCTATTCCTGAGCCAAAACCAAAACCAAAACCAAAACCTATTCCTGAGCCAAAACCAAAACCTGAAGATGACACTAAATTAACCCCACAACAAAAATTAATGAGAGCGAAATCTTGTGGGTTCAATTCTTGGATTGAATATAAATCAAGTGGGTTTAAATGTGGTGAAAAACCTGTTCCAAATCCAATTGATAAATCAGACACTATTGTTAGTAAAACAACTAATCCTAATTTTTTATCAAAAATAGTTAAAGTTGGTCCTAAAATTAGTACGGGTAAATCAACACCTGTCTTTGGTGCGGGTCAACGTGAATGTGCTCAGTTTGTTAACGATTTTGATACTAAACTTGAATCCGTTGGGGATGCTTGGTTAGCTCATAGTAAAGACCAAATAGGTCCACGTATTTTTACGTCATTTAGAGGTTTATCACCTGATGATGTTAAAAGAATCACTGATTTATGGGTTAAAATAGATAAATCAGGTGGTGCTAAAGGTAATTATATTAATGATGCTAGAAATTTAGTAAGAAGTTTGATTAAATCAGCACCGCCTAAATTACAACTTAATGATGTTGTTGGTATATACTACCCAACTTCAGAAAATCACGAAAAAGCTTTTTATCTTGGGGGTAAAAACGCCATATCAGGTAATAAACCATATATTCTAAAAAATAATGGTAAATACGTTCCAGGTAATACTCTTAAATCAGGTAATGCTTGGGGTATGAATACTCACGTAGGTATAGTAGGTGCGATTAAAGATGGTGTTCCAATTATATTCCATAACGTTCACGGACAAGTTTATGCCGACCCTTATAATAGGTTATTAGATGGTGGTAAAATTGCTTGGGTTAGACGTGCGGGTAACTCATCACCAATAGCTTTAAATAAAGTTAAAGGTCCTGGGTCAATTACTGAAGAAATCACAAACAGTGGATTAAAAAAAAAACTTTAGTTGAACAGAACGACAATTTAATGCCGGGACAAAGTGATAACTATTATAACATATATAAAAACGCTCAAGAAGAAAACATAAAATATAAACAATATTCTTGTGTTCCTAACGGATTTAAACCATCAATATCTCAATTAATTAAAAAAGGTTATAACCCTTTATTATTAAAGGCGGCATTGGGTATGATTGGTCGTGAAACATCATACGGTAATAGTCTTCGTTATAAAATATTATCACCTTTAAAAAATATAGGTGCTTACTTAGGGTTTGATACTTCTGCAGGATTAGCACAAATGAAAAATAGTACTAAGGAAAGTCTTAACATTAAAGAAGATATTAATACGGTTACAGGTGCGTTAATTGCGATATATAAGTTTTTGGACCGAAGTTACAAAAAGGCAATTCAAGAAGGTTATTCAACATCACAACCTTCAACAACCCCAAAAACAAGTACAGGTAACGCAGCTTTAGATATTTCAATTGCGTCATATAATATTGGATTTGGTAGGATTGTTAAATATTGTAAAACTGATGACCCTAATATTAAAAGACCTTGTTCTAAGGCAGGAAAAATCGTAGAACAATCAGTAGTCGGAGCACCAAATATGGGGGTTACCGGACAAAAAAGTAACCCCAATGATAATGTTAAAAAAACTAAGTTTAAAGTTTCAAATCAATTAGTTAAAAACTATTTACCAAATATTCCGATTAATAAATTAACAACTTACGGATATGTTGATGAGGTTGCTAACAGAATAAAAGGGTTTAATTGTTTTTAAAGTTACCGTAGATATAAGTTGTTGGTTGATTAATATCCATTGCTGATTTAACAATGTCAGGAACTGATTGAAAAACTATTTCATCAGAATCATCTGAGAATTTATAATCAACTGACGACCCACCATCTAATAATATACCTTCAACCATACCTTGATTTTCGGCAAACTCAACAATTTCTCTAATAGTAACTAAACCAACTCTATTAGATGATATAATCATAATGTCCCCGTCACGATTTTCACCCATAATTGTTCTATATGCGGTTTCATTAGCGTGTCTTGTATTAAGTAAACCTTCATTTTTAATACCGTTATCAATCGCCCAAAGAATACTTTGTGATGCGTAATCGGTCATTAAAGGACAAAACCCTGACGCTACGTGAGGTATGCCATTAACAACATAAAAATAACCACCACCACGTTGTCTTTTACTATGTCTTAAACGATTAATAACTACAAGACCAATTGAGGTATTACTTTTAGTGAAAAAATTACTGTTAACATAAAAATCAGCATCACTTGGTTTTTCAGTTGAAACTCCAAAAGACATCTCATCTTTTTTAAGAATTAAAACGTTATAATTCTCATTTGATTGAATTTGAGACATATGAATTGATTTGGGTAATCCACATCCGACAATACTCATAATTAATAATCCTACAATTACTAAAGAAAATTTATTTACATTTTTCATAACACCAATATTTCTTACAAAGATAAATAAAGATTTGACAATACAAAAACCATTTATTATTATTTTTTTATGAAAACAATTATAGCTGGAGGTAGAGATTTTGAAGATTATAATCTACTACGAGAAAAGTGTGATAAGTTGATTAATTCAAACCTAACAGAAATTGTTAGTGGTCGTGCTAAAGGTGCTGACACATTAGGTGAGAGATATGCCAAAGAACGAGGATTTGACGTTAAGTTGTTTCCTGCGGATTGGAAAACTCACGGAAGAAAAGCGGGGCATATTAGAAATAAACAAATGGCCGATTATGGTGAAATGTTGATAGCATTTTGGGATGGTAAAAGTAGTGGTACTAAAAATATGATTGAGAATGCCAATAAATTAGGATTAATAGTTCATATTGTTAATTACTAGATATTTATTAATATGATTAACGAAGAAATTGATAAAATTAAATATTTGTTCGGTTATAAACCCGGTGTGGTTATTAGTGAACAAACAACAGGTACAACAACACCCACGACGGGTACGACTACACCAGCAACAACACCACCTGCTGAGACTAAAATAACACAAAAAGACCTTGACAAATTAAGAGATTGTGCCGACTATAATTCAACAGGTTCTAAATCAACAAACAAACTTACTAAAGGTGAAGAAACTAAAGAATTTCTAGTCTTTAAAGGAAGTGACGGTAAACCGGCGTGTAAGAAACCTAAAGAGAAAAAATAAAATTTAATAGATAATAAGTTAAGAGGGGTTTTTAAATCCCTCTTTTTTTTTATATTTGTGGTATGGAAAAAGTAAGAATATATTTAGATGATGTGAGAACACCGGTTGATAAAGATTGGTTAGTTGTTAGAAATTTTCACGAGTTTATTAATTTGGTAAATAAAGTTGGTTTAACTAATATATCATTAATCTCATTGGACCACGATTTAGGTGATACTGCGATGAAAGAATACTTCAATAACGTATCTAAAAATTATAAATTAGATTATGAAAATATTGAGGAAAAAACCGGATATGATGCTGCTAAATGGTTAGTAACAGAATTTTACGAGATAAACGAAAACCGTATTAATATGTCAAGATTTGATAAGAAACAAAAACCTATCAAATTTCCTGATGTTGTAGTTCACTCGGCAAATCCGATTGGGTCAGCAAACATTATGGGTTATATCAATAACTTCCTAATGAATGAGGGACAAGAACAAACTTGCGTTAGAGTTAAAATAGAACACACTGTTTAATTTTTTTTTATATATTAGCCTTATGAACGTTTTTATATTAGATTTCGATGTTAAGAAATGTGCTGAATATCATTGTGATAAGCACGTAGTTAAAATGATACTTGAGACTGCACAACTTTTATGTGGTGTTCATCACGTAATTGAGACTCAAACTGAGATACCTTATAGGTTATCTCATAAGAACCACCCAAGTGCGATATGGTCGAGAGAGTCGTTATCTAATTATCTATATTTGTGTGAGTTAGGTTTAGAGTTATGTTATGAATACACATACAGATATGGTAAACGTCATAAATCACAAGATGTTATTGAGTGGTGTTTAGATAAAAAACCAAATATCGTTGACAAAGGATTTACTGAACCCCCAAAGGCAATGCCTGACGAATATAAAGTTGACAGTGTTGTCGATTCGTATAGAAATTATTATAAAGGAGCCAAATCAGGATTTGCGGTATGGAAAAACAGAGAAGTTCCTGAATGGTATAAAGAATTAGAATTAGTATGATAAAAATTGAAAAAGATAGAAAAGGAAATTTACCTGATGTTTGGATAACATCAGATACTCACTACAATCACTCAAACATTTGTCGTGGGACTACTAATTGGAGAAAACCTGATGGTTCAGTTCCAATCAAAGAAACTCGTGACTTCAAATCGTTGGATATAATGAACGATATGATTGTGGATAATATAAACCAATATGTTAAACAAGATGATGTGTTAATTCACTTGGGTGATTGGTCATTTGGTGGTTTTGAATTCATTAGAAAATTCAGAGAAAGAATTATATGTAAAAACATACACTTAATTTTGGGTAACCACGACCACCACATTGAGAATAACAAAGAAAACATTCAATCGTTATTCTCAAGTGTTTCACAATATAACACATTGGTATTGGGTAAAATTAATATTAGATTGTTTCACTACCCGATTGATTCTTGGAATGGATTGAATAAAGGTGAAATACATCTACACGGTCACTGTCACTTACCTAATGATATTAAATTAGGGAAAGGAAAACGAATGGATGTTGGTATGGACGGACATCCTGAATTTAGACCATACCACATTGTTGATGACATTCTACCAATAATGTCAAAACAACCAATTCATTCACATTTGGAACACGACCACCATACAGAAGAAATGTTAAACGTAGTAGGATAAAAGATTATGGAAGATTACGACAAAAGAGATTTATTTTTAGAGTCTATCAAAATGTTAGAAGAACTAAGAAAAATACAAGAAGAAAACAAAGACAATAGAGTCAAAGAAATTGGTGATAGAGTTATTGTTTGGGATGGTAGTTATAACATAGATAAAAACACCTCAAAACATCGTAGTGGTATTGATAAATTATTTCAAAACCCCGGTATTGTTATTCAAACAAACTGTGATATAAACCATTTTGAACCATTGATTGAAAAATTAGTGATTCTTGATTTATTGATTAGATTTGAAACGGGTGAAGAAGTATACACTAGTTCAGATATGGTTAAACGAATTGATAAAGATAATGTATGAAAAAATTTAATTACAAAAAATATCAGTTATTAGATTGTTTAGATGAAATATCATCAACACAAAAAATGATTGATTTACATAGTGATAATTCAGATAGAATTAGTAATTTTATGATGTCTCAATATAGAGATATGAGAAAACAAAGTATTATAGAATTTAATAAAATATCATATGGAAAGAAAATTAGCAACGATTAGACAAATTGACAACATCCAACCAATCGAAGGTGCGGATATGATTGAATTAGCAACCGTTGGGGGGTGGAAAGTCGTAGTTGCAAAAAATGTTAACCACAAAGTTGGGGATTTAGTTGTTTACTGTGAGATTGACTCTTTTTTACCAATCGAACCTGAGTTTGAATTTTTACGTAAAAGTTCTTACAAGAAAATGGCCGACGGTACTGAAGGTTTCAGATTAAAAACTATTAAATTAAGAGGACAAGTTTCTCAAGGTTTAATTTTACCATTAAAAGATGCTTACGAAGTTTTCAAAAGAAACACTCCCAATATAGATATGGATTGGTTTGAAGGTTTAGAAGTAACTGAAATGTTAAACATTGTAAAATACGAACCACCTGTTCCTGCACAATTATCAGGACAAGTTAAAGGTATGTTCCCATCTTTTTTAAAGAAAACTGATGAGGAAAGAATTCAAAACTTGACAAGAGAGTTTGAAGGGTACAAGAACGAAGTGTTTTATGTGACTGAAAAGTTAGATGGTTCTAGTGTAACTTACTACGTTAAAGACGGTGTGTTTGGTGTATGTTCTCGTAACTTAGATTTAGTTGAGAGTGAAGGTAACTCAATGTGGAAATTTGCAATCACAAGTGGATTAAAAGAACGTTTACTAGCGTTAGATAGAAACATTGCGGTCCAAGGGGAAATCATTGGTGAGGGTATTCAAGGTAACCCATATAAAATCATCGGACAAACTGTTAGATTGTTTAATGGTTTTGATATTGATAAGTATGAATATTTATCTTTGGATGATTTACTTAAATTATCTAAATGGTTAGAGGTAAAAACAGTTCCAATCTTAGATTTAGAATTTAGATTACCTGACACAATTGATGAGTTATTATCTTATGCCGATAGTAAATCAGTATTGAATGAAAAGTTCGATAGAGAAGGAATTGTAATTCGTTCTCACGATAGAAAAATCAGTTTTAAGGTGATTTCTAATAAATTTTTATTAAATGAAAAATGAAATTTTTAATATTTTTATTAATGTTATGTTTGTCTGTGGTTGTTCACGGGCAAACATATCTTGTTGACCAACACTTTTCAAATGTATCACCAACAGGGTGGTCGTCAACCTCTAATGTGTGGGTGTTTAACCGAAATGAGACGGCCACAGGTAATTATCGAGGTGTGTTTGACGCGACAAAATATTCGGCAAGATTTTCATCGGCAGCTAATGGTAATTCAATTTATATTTACATACCTATTAATTTTGTTAATAGTAATAGTTACACAATTACTTTTTACACTAAAAGAGCCTGCTCAGTTACGGTTAACACTAATGAATTACCAAATCAAACAACATTATTAACAACTGATACTCAAACTAACTCAAACTGTAATTCAAATTGGAACACCTGGTATAAATGGTCATTTACTGTAGTTCCATCTTATACAGGTTCAGGTTATTTTCAAATATGGATTAAAACTGTGTATGGTGGTCCAACATCGGTATATTTAGATGATTTATCAATATATGAGTCACCACCGGTATCCTTACCGATTGATTTGTTATACTTTAAAGGTAAACAAACTGAAGAAGGTAATTTACTTGAATGGGCAACTGCAACTGAAACTAATAATCAATATTTTACAATCTATAAAACGTATTATCCAATTAATTGGAAAGAAATTGCTAAAGTTGATGGTGTTGGAACTTCACCATTTCAACATTATTACAAGTATTTAGAAAGAGATTATTTTAATGACATTTCATATTATTATTTAACTCAAACCGATTTTGACGGTAAAACTAAAAATTTTGAAATTATATCTATAGACAATCGTAACATCACACCAGTATTAATTAAGATAACAAATCTTTTAGGTCAAGAAGTTACATTAGATTCACCCGGTGTTAAATTTTTTCACTATTCAGACGGTACTATTATAAAAAGAATTTAGTATATTTGTTGTATGAAAGCAACGTTAGAAAAATATTACAACGATGGATTATTGTACAAACAAGTACATTCAACTTTACCATTAACTATATGGAATTACACTGAGAAAGTTCAGTTTGAAGACTTATGGGATGAGGTAACCTTGATGTGCCGTGGTTTAGTAACTGACGATAACGGTAATATAGTTGCAAGACCATTCAGAAAATTCTTCAATATGGAAGAAGGGAAACATACTTCAACTGATGAATTCAAAGTCTATGAAAAAATGGATGGTTCATTGGGTATATTTTTCCACTATGAAGGTGAATGGGTGATGGCAACTCGTGGGTCATTTACTTCTGACCAATCGGTAAAAGGTATGGAAATGTTATCTAAATACGACTACAACAAATTACATAAAGATTTCACTTACTTATTTGAAATAATATATTCTGACAACAGAATAGTTTGTTCTTATGATTTTGAAGATGTTGTTTTACTTGGTGCGGTAAACACTAAAGACGATTACGAAGTTAGTTTACACGGTGACTCAGATATAAGAATACAAAACTTAGTGAAAAACATAGGTCTTAATGTAGTTAAACGTTATGATGGTATATCAGACTATTCAGTGTTAAAAGAGATGGTTAGAGACGATGCTGAGGGGTTTATAGTTCACTTCTCAAATGGTAATAGAATGAAAGTTAAAGGTGTTGAATACTTACGTCTACACAAAATAATGACTAACGTATCAACTACTGGTATATGGGAATGTTTAAAAAATGGTGATGATGTTTTAGAATTGATGAAAGAAGTTCCTGACGAATTCTACAAAAAAATAAAATCTTACGTTAAAGACTTGAGATACGCTCACTACTCAATATCCGAATACTGTGGTAAAATGCACGACGGATTTAGATACGGAAAATATGGTGACGTTGACCCTGAACCATCTAAGAAAGAATACGCAGAGTTTGTTATGAAAAACATAAAAGAAGGTCTTAGAGGTGTAATGTTTCAGATGTGGGATAAAAAAGATTACGATGAAACTATATGGAAACTAATAAGACCGGAATTCAAAAAGTTATAAAAGTGGGGAAACCCACTTTTTTTTATAACCTAACTATTTATATGATATAGAAAATCATATGAAATTAGAATTTCCATTAGAAAAAAAATTCCCATTAGGTTCAGGTTTTGGTCCGAGAGGTTCTTTAGCCGGTGGTCGTATAAAAGCTCACAATCATAAGGGGCAAGATATTGCAGCACCGACAGGAACTAAAGTTAAATCAGTTGATGATGGTGTGGTTGTTAGGTCATCACCTGTTGCTCAAGGTGGTGGGTATGGTAATTTTATTGTTATTAAACATAAAGATTTTTATAGTGCCTATGGTCACTTATCAAAAAGAGAAGTTAATAAAGGTGATACGGTTAAAAAAGGTCAATTAATTGGTTTAGTTGGTAGCACAGGTTTATCAACAGGTCCACATTTACATTTTGAAATACGTAAATCTGAAAATGGGTCTCAAATAGACCCAAAACCATATTTGACAGGTAGCGAACTTTCATCAACCATTTTAGGGAAAGAAACTAATGATGAAAAAACTGACGGTGAAAAACCTGATGATGAAAAACCTGATGATGAAAAAACTAACAGTGAAATAGAAAAACCTGAAGAACCTGAAGACTACGGATTAATGGGTCAATTATTAAAAATGGTAGGGTTTAAAGAAAATTACACAACAGAAAATCAAAATACCATTATGGAAGATATTAAACGTATTAAACAATTACTAAAATGATAAAGTTCGATAACTTAACCAATAGTTCAAACCCTAATGGTGATTATTCACTTAAAACTAAAAAATCGGTAATTCAATCAAAAAGTATGGGTAAATTATTTTGTCCGTATGATGGTGTTGTTATTGGTACGTACAGTACTAATTGTTCCGGATATTTGTTAATTGGTCATAAAATTAATAACGATATGTATTATTCAGAATTTTGTGGTATTCCAAAAGTATTTGTTGGTAAAAATGATACGATTAGAAAAGGTCAAACTATTGGATATTTTTTAAATGATACTGATAATGTTGAATACACATTATATAGTTTAAATCATAATAAACTTGACCCAAGACCATTTTTTAAAGGATTTAGTGTTAAAAATACAACACCAAATAACACCACATCAAATAACACACCTAACTATTCTACACCTAAAAAACAGTCAAAAGAAAAAAAATCATCAAATGATGATAAGGATGATTATAAAGAAAGAAATGTTGTACCAGCCGATAATAATCTATTTTTGAGTTTAGCGTTATCACCATTTGACTTTATTAGTAAACAAACAAAAAAAATAGCCAAAAATGCTGGTAAAGAAATTAAAAAATCAGCAAAAGGTATTTTCGATTTTAAAACCACTAAGAATAAAGAAGATGAAGAAACTCTTAACGAAGATATTAAAAGAATCAAAAAATTATTGTAACCACCTGTTGACTGTTCAAGATTAAATATTTAGATTTGTAGAGTAATTAAAATTTAAATATGGAAAACGAAACAAACCCAATTGAATTAATCTATTCTTATAAGAATAACAAAGGTGGTGTATTATTCACACCTAACGCTAAATTAGCTGAGGCTAGAGCGTATTACTTCGGAACTGACGATGTTTACGCACACAAAGTAGATACATTGTTATCTGAAAACAACTAAAAAAGTTTTAAAAAAGACTTGACAAATCAAAAAGAAAGTCTTAAATTTGTAAAACAAAATCGGAAAAGTCCGAAAGAGTTCTTTGAAAAATTGAATTATCCGTTCAGAATGTTTGATGATGAGACCCTTGTGGTTGATTTTGAGTAACAAACTGATAAAGATATTTGGCCGTGTATGGTCATTAAATAAACTACGAAAGTAGGATAAAGTGGACCCCCAAGTGTAACGGGTCTGCGTCTTGGGAAACTGAGGTCGAGTACACAAGCGGGATACCGTATAACCTTTAGTATCGAGGTCAACGATGTAGAGAAAGTGGTTATATGATTTGGTGATGTGGGTCATCAAATTGAGGTGGGAACACCAATAGGAATAACTCGTAGGAATTATGTGAGAAATAGTGTTATCCGATATTATTATTACGAGTTCCAATATAAGAGGTGACTTAAAACCGAAAGGTATGAAAACAAACAGGTGGTGCTGACATTTTCCTTGATTATTCTTTACCAAAAGAATTTTCTCGAAGTAATCTTAAAATATTGAGGTAGGGATACTTCACAGAGTAGTTTGGTATTTCGTTGTTCAAAAGACGACGAATCTAAAAGACGGACCACTACTTTGATTCATCCACAACACAAAAACTTTAATTTACAAGGTTAATGTAAAAATTAAATTATAAATTTAAGCAAAAGTGTTCGTCAGGTAATAGTGAAAGGTGACTACATAGTAATGAGCAGTTCATTGCCTAGGAAGACCGCAAGTCGACCTAAATTCTTACCAAAAACCTCTAATCTCGCAAGGATTAATTGGGAAGGCATTCTCGAAGAGAGTTGAGTAATGAGAGAGTAACTATTATCTCAAGGAGTGGTTCACCTAAAAAACCGTCACTGAGGAATACTTCTCAAAAGGAAGTGGATAAGAAGGGAAACAATAATCCTTCAAAAGGTTCTCAATAATACGTATAATCTCAGCGTTTTTTTATATATAGCAGGGGGGAGGTAAGGTATCTCATCGGTCTCATAAGCCGACCCAAGCTGGTTCGATTCCGGTCCGTTGCTACGATACAATAAGGGAAAGTTATCTTTCCCTTTTTTTGTTTCATAAACTTTTAATCTTAAAAATATGGAAACAGTTTATTTTGGTTTAGGGGCTCTAACGGTGATGGTTGTAATATTAATTACAGTTGTTGTTATAGGTGCAATTAGGTTAAAGAATGTTCTACAAGATTTACGTGAAGAACGTGAAGTTAGGAGACATGTTAATGATGATTTTAGACGTGATATTGAGAATATCTATAGAAACATCCAAGATGAGGTCTCAGGGTTAAATCGACAAATAGATAGTCGATACGACCAATTAAGAAATTACGTTGATAAGAAGTAATTAAAACCACCATAATTGGTGGTTTTTTTTTTTCTATAACATATTTATTAATAAAATTAAATTTATGAAAAAAGTAATAAGATTAACAGAATCGGATTTGGTTCGTATAGTTAAAAGAGTTATTAGAGAACAAGAAGGTGGACTTGACCCTCAAGACCCATCAACACATTTTGATACAGTTATAAAGGCCTTAACACCTAAAGGTTTTAAAAAAGATACTAGTATGACAAAATCAATGGGTGTTATACAATTAACTAAAGGTGATGTTGATAGTCATAAAGGTATTCTTGTTCGTTATAATAGTCCTATGCACCAATTAAGTAATAAAAAAAATGTGGTGGAATTAATTGTTAACAACAAACTTGTTAAATCGTGGAGCCCATCTAACGCTAATATGTATGACGTTATTAAAAGTGTTGAGAAATATTTTAATAGGGTCGTGATGAATGAACAAGATAATACCAAAAACATACCCCAATTAAAAGTTGGTATGAGTATTGATGTTATTAATCAAGAACGTAGAACCGGATTTATGCCGGTAAATGACCCAAGTGAAGTTGTTACATTTTATGGGACCGTTTGTAAAATAGGTAGATTCATCACAATTAAAAATTCTAAAAATGAATGCGTGGAAGTTCTTAATGACCCTAAAAAATTCTATAAAGCGGGTAGTAATACTTTAGGTGTTGTTTCTTTTTCATTAGATAAAAGTCAGATACAAAAATGTAGTTCTTTTTCTTGTCAAAAATAATATAAATAAAAAAACCCCATTCCTAAAAAGGTGGGGTTTTTTATTTGGTGGAGATAGAGGGACTCGAACCCTCGTGTCGTACATTTTAAGTATTAAGGACTACACGCTTAGGTCAACATTTTCTAATGTTCCGAAAATAGTTATTTTTGTTCTTCACCATCGTAAAAATAACAACCAATGGACGATTCGATTTACGGACTCAATCGTTTTTCCGTCTTTTTAAAGACTTCTGTTCCTGGGTTATATGTCCATCGACCCGCGTCGTCGTAACTTCTTAAGCTACAACAACTTCTTCTTCACGGATTAATCCGATTTTAGAAAGAGTATTTAAAACGTTGCCGTTTGTACTTCGATACCATAGATTTAAGTGATAGATATCGTCTCACTGCGTGCCCCGAATAGTTAACCATGTCGGTCAATTCCAAGTTATCCCCATAAATCAAAGAACTTTGTTTGTTTCTCTATACAAATATAGAATAAATATTGATATATATCAAGAAGGTCTAATATTTATAATAAAAGTTTTTAGAAATGAGTGAAATCCTATATCAAGATGACCTATCAAAAGTTATATTAGTAGATAACGTAGAAGATATTAAACAATACACAGATGTTGAATTTGTTGATAATGTAGTTGAGTACTTTGAGGATTATAAAGATGATGGTGATTTGTATTTAATACATAAGAATCGACAACATCAATATTACATTTTCCAACAATCAATCTCTAATATGGATTACTTTGATGAAGAATTTAATAAGGTAAGTGTGGTTGATTTCAAGACAAATTTGAAAGATGCTGGATTTACAGGTGCTCTTAGATATATCAATGAGAATATAGGTAGTGATAATACTGATATTTATGATGCCGTTTTAAAACTATCTAAAAACATACCTATTAATAAAAGTTATCTGAGACTGTATAACGATAACATTAGTGATGTTAAAATATCTGAAAAAAATCCTAGTAGGTCTATTTTTGTGTTAAAATTTGACGATGACGAATACTTTCAGATATTAAATTTAGATGAGGATGAAAGATATTTTTTAAATAGTGTTTATTCTTATTACGGGTATCAATGGTCCGAATCTGCGGATTTACAATCTGAATGGGATGAGGGTTATATAATGGGAGGTTTAAATGTTGAAAATTTGAATAAGATTAAAACGGTATTAATAAATAATGGTGAAGAAGAATTATCACAATTAATTGATGACGATGCGGTTCGTAAAGCTGTTAGAATGTTGGAGGATTTATATCCTGATGAGGTCGATAGGATTATTCGTGAATATGGTTATGCTATGGATGAGGAGTCCGATAAGGAGGCTAAAGCAGATATTAATAAGTATTATTGTAATCCATTATTTAGATACGGTATTATTATGTCTAGTTGTATGAGTAAATATCTTGTATCAGTAACTAAATTGAAACAAATATATGATGAGGTTGGTATCCCTGAATTATCACTTCCTGAAGTATTACAAAAATATTTTGAAGACCGTGGTGTTAGTTTTGACCAAAATCTTCAAGAATATAGATACGAATATCAACAGGTTGATACCGAACAATTTAACCGTAATGCTAGTTCGGAATTAGATAAAATGGTTTCGGATTCTGAATCTGAAATGGATGAAAATTCTGGAAAAATTAAAGAAATTATTAAAAAATACGGAGTAAGAAAGAATGTTAAAACACCAAAAGGTGCGTTCCGTATTAATAGTTATGATTTAAATAATGGAACTATTGATTACACTTTTAGTAAAGGGGAAGACTATGTTGGGTATAGACCCGAAAGAAGACGAGCAACATTGGATGATTTTAACACATTCTTAAATAACTACGAATTATTCGAAAATAAAATAATTCAATTATTGAAACGATTATAAAAAAGTTTTCATACATTTACAGTATGGAAACAAATTTTTTAAAATCAGTATTGTCAGTTCCGACAAAAACATATCAGGAAAAACTTATGATTGAGTTTTTGGTTAATTATTTAACTGAAAAACAATATGACTTTTATCTTGATGAACATCAAAATATCTACATCACAAAACAAACTGATGAAGTGAAATATTTCCCCTGTGTAGTCGCACATACTGATACTGTCCATAATTTGGATATAATCAATATTCGTGAAGAAATGTTACCTAACGAACAAGATGAACTCAAACTATCATTAAAAGCCTACAATAACGATGGTAAACCAACAGGTATTGGTGGTGATGATAAATGTGGGGTATTCGCTTGTTTGACATTATTAGAGGAATTACCGAACTTAAAAGTTGCGTTCTTTGTGTCGGAAGAAACAGGTTGTCACGGTTCATTAAAAGCTGACCCTAAATTTTTTGAAAACGTCGGTTACGTAATTCAATTTGATGCACCTGGTAACTCAATGGTTACTGAATATTGTTGGGGAACTCAATTATTCAAAAAGAATAGTAAATTCTTTAAAACTTGTGATAAAGTATTAACTGAGAGTTTTAATGGTAGAAATCATTATGAATCACACCCTTATACTGACGTATACGCATTAAAGAAACAGTTTGATTTTTCTTGTATCAATTTCGCAATTGGTTATTATGATTATCACACTAAAAATGAGTATGTCGTGATAGAAGATGTGTTTAACGGTATTAATGCGGGTAGAAGGATTATCGAATCATTAGGTTGTGATTTGTACAAAACAAAATAATAATATATTTATTAAAAAAAAATATTATGAATCCAAAGATTAATAAAATTAAACATATACAAGAATCTAATAAACTATTAGAAAAACGATTAATTAACGAAAAAGAAGAAGTTGATGAAGGGTTATTTAGCAGTGTTAGGGACGCATACAACGGATTAAAAGGTGTATGGAGAGGTTATGGTTATGATTTCTCAAAACATGCTAGTACATTACGTGGTTTAGTAAGAAGATTACGTAAATTAGATGAACCTAACGCTGGTATTATGACTGAATTATCCGTATTAAGAACTAAAGTTCAATCGTCTTCAATGCCACCTGATAGAAAAAAAGAATTAATAGATAATATTGACGGAGCAATCTATAACTTCAATACCTATTCAAGTTATATAGTCAACATAGA